ACAAGGTCAGCAACAAGGAACGTTAAGTATTGCTTTGCATTTAGGTTTTGAAAGCTATAAGACCGAGGACACGGCAGTATTGCAATTAAAACAAGACCTTAACGCACTTGTCCATAATTGGTCAACTCCGTATAATAGCAGGTTCTTGCGCAGAAATGAAATTCAATCAGTTGACCATACCAACATACAAGAGTTTATCATTACATACACATTGCAGGGCTTTGATTATTCGGCATCAAGTTTGCCGACAACCGAAGCATTGGTTGCAACGTTAATCACTAACAACGCACCGCAATTAGAGGATGATACTATCCGAAGCGGAGCGATACCCGAAGCGGTGGCATTGGCAAGCGAATTGGGATATACATTAACAACAGAAACAGGTTATAATCTAATAATACAACAATAAAATGGCAGAGCAAAAAATATCCGAGTTACCAAACGCAACACCGCTTGATGGAACAGAGCAGTTACCGTTAAACCAAAACGGTGTTACATCGTTAACCGATGTAGATGCGATTGTTACCTATACACTTACAAATGGTGTTAGTGGTACGTTTACCACCGTTGATAACAAGACCGTAACAGTTACCAATGGCTTAATAACAGCAATAGTATAATGGCGAGGTCAGTACAACAAATAAAGCAACAGATGTTGGATGCGAAGAACGCAGCCCCGACATTATCAACTTTGACTTCAACAAGTCAAACCGCAAAGTGGAATTTATACTATTTCATTGTGGCATCATGTATTGCAGTGTTTGAGCAGTTGCAGGACTTATTCAAGGTTGATTTAGAAGCCATAGCAAGCACCGCAGCACCAAGCACACCACAATGGACACGTAACAAGGTGTTGAAATTCCAAACGGGCGATGTGGCAGAGTTGAACACAACTACATTCGTAATCGAATATCCAACGGTAAACGTGGCAAATCAAATCTTAACACGATGCGCGGTGGTAACAGCGCCAAACAGAACGGTATTGATTAAGGTTGCAAAGAATGACCCACCGGAACCTGTATCAGTTGGTGAATTAGCCGAATTGCAAACGTATGTTGAAACTTTCAACCCCGCAGGCATAGCGTTTACGTTAATCAATGAGGATAGCGATAAAATGGAAGTGGCAGCAACGATATACTATAACGGTCAATACTCATCAGTGATAGATGCCAACGTTAAAGCAGCATTGAACGCATACATGGCTAACTTGCCTTTCAATGGCCGTATAACTACGCAGGCGGTTGTCGATGCGATACAAGGCGCAGAGGGCGTTATTACAGCATCATTGACACGTATATTAGTAAGGCGTGATACTGTTGCTTATGGTGCAGGTGTGACATTATTTAACCTATCAACAGGTGTGGATAGTGTTACTTATGATACCTATTCGGGTTACGTTGTTGAGGAAACCACTACCAACCACACCTTTGATGATACCTTAACTTACATTGTGCAATGAGTAGCATAATTAATACAGATACATTTGCGGTAAACTTCCTGCCACCAAAGAAGCGGTTGCCGATATACAAGGCATGGGTTAAAACACTTGTGAAACCGTTGCAAGTGCTATACAATACCATGTTTGGCACGTTTAAAGATGGCAACACAGCACCGTTATGGGTAACAGCCACAGCATATGCAGTTGGTGACCAAGTGCAATATGAGGATAAATCAGTTTACGAATGTTGGGTAGCGAACACAGGCGAGTTGCCGACTAATGCAGATTATTGGTTTAAGATACAAGATAAATTCGTAGGCATTGAGCCAAGATGCAAGTACAACGCACAGCACTTGTTGTTTGAATGGGCATTGAATGAATGGTTTGGTACTACGTTTGTCAATGTGCCAGGAGCGAGTGATATTTATATTGATAATTTTGCTTCGGGGAGCAATGTGTTTTATGTTGGTTTGGCTTCTGTTGATAGTAGCGAAGCAGTATATGCCAACGGTGAAGCATTTAGATTTGTGCAAGCATTAAACATAACCAACACAGGAAGCGAGTTTGATATTTACGTTCCAATTGCAACAGCCAACGCATTAACAAATGAGCCACCCGATACAGCACCAAACATAAGCACAAATAGAGAAAATATAATTAGGCAGATAGCCGATTTGTACACATACGCAGGAATTAATTATCAAGTTATCACATACTAATCAAAATGAAAAAAATAAAAACAACAGACATAACAAGTTCAAGTGCAATGCCTATTAAGAAAGGCAGTTTAGACCACTTGCAAGCGGCATACATTGAAACAATACAAGATGTAAACAAATCATATTGGGCAGGTGATAGAGCAGGAACACAGCCGATGGCTTTACATGGGTGTATCAACACAGGTTCGGGTTCAACATACATTATTAGCGCAGGTGCTGTAATGCTTGATACTTATGCAGAGGTGTTTAGATGCGATGCTCAAACAGTAACCGTTGCTTTTGGTCAAGTGTTAGTAGGTACAGTAACAACAACATACTTAACTGCAACCGATGCCGACCCTGTGGAATTTAGTGACAGCACATTAAACAATGTGCATGAAATTCGTAAGATAGTTTGGTCAAGTGGCGCAAGTGGTAGTGGCACGTTTGATTACAATAACTTATATTTCAGAAACAACTTTGACCAAATTTCACCAACATTAGCAGGTGATTTAAACGCATGGACATTAGGCACAGGTTCAGTTGATTTGCGTATATTAGTTGAGTCAAAGAAAGTAACAATAATGTTTGACATCAACAACACATCAACAGGCGGCAGTAACAACACGCTATCAATGACTGTAACAGGGGTAAGTAATTTTAAGCAAACATCATTTAACCTTGCTTACTTTAATACAACAGGGGCAACGGAATGGGTGTTAGTTGAAGCGGTTGGTGCTACTAACACAGTGCGTTTTACACGTATAGGTTCAACTTTCGGAACATATACAAACACATTAGACCTTAAAGGGCAGTTGATAGCTGAAATAGCTTAAAACCTATGCTTCCCATAATGCTCCGAGATAATCTCTTTGAGCAGATATGACTCTTTGGTTCCTGTACGTTCCACTTCATCAAAGAATTTCTTTTTTAATTCGCCTGTTAAGTGAGCGGTAACGCGTGCTTTAGCAGCTTGTTTCTTTGTGTTTATATCGCTTTTTGGATTAGCCATTGTTAGATATTAGTTACTAAACACGTCAAAATTAGTAACTTATTTGAATAAACCGCTAAATATGTTACCACTTTTGCAATATGAAAATCACAAACATATCTAACGACACGGCAACGATGCTTATCTATAAGCATATTGGTGACATTGACGATATGGGCATGGGCATCAACGGTGCTTGGATTGCAGAGGATATTCAATACTTAAATGATAACTATGCAGAGCAAGTAAAGTGCATCAATGTACGCATCAATTCAATTGGTGGCAGTGTTGCCGATGGACTTTCTATTGTGAGCGCAATACTAAACTCAAAGATACCTGTAAACACATACATTGATGGCATGGCTTATTCAATGGCGGGTGTGATTGCGATATGTGGCCAAAAGAAATACATGGCCGATTACGGTACGTTTATGATGCACAACGCTAACGGTGGCAGTGATGAAGAAGTGTTGAGTTTAATCACCAACAGTTTAGCAAAGATATTCGAGCGCAATACCTACCTCACACTTGATAAGTGCAAAGATTTGATGGCTAAAGAAACATGGATGACTGCCGAGGAGTGTATGAGTTTAGGCATTGTTGATGAAATTATACAAACAAAGAAAATGAAGCCCGCAATGAACGCAACCGTGCGTGAATTGCATGCTATATACAATAAAGTAATAATCAAAACAGAAACCAAAATGAATAAATTAACTGATCTATTAAAGCTAACCAATGAAGCATCAGAAGAAGCTATCATTGAAGCAGTATCGGCTAAAGATGCAAAGATTGCTGAATTAGAAGCAAGCATTGAAGCGCAAACAACAGAGTTGAACGCATTGAAAGAAGCCGCAACCGAAGCCGAAAACGCTATCAAAGCGGAACTAATCGAGAACGCTGTTAAAGAGGGCAAGATTGATGCTGCGACAAAAGAAATTTACTTGACAAGCAACAAGTCAAATGCAGAGTTGAAAGACCTTATCGGTAAATTGAAACCTGCTTACACTCCGATATTCGACAACGCAAAGAAACCGGACGCAGTTGTTGGTCGTGAAAATTGGACATTCAATGATTGGTCCAAGAATGACCCGAAAGGACTATTGGAAATGAAAGAAAACGATGCAGTTGCTTTTAGTGCTTTAATCAGCAAGTTACCAAGCAACTTATCACCGAATTACAACCCTGCAACCGATAAACAATTCTAACAATGGAAGCAATTTGGAACGCAAACCCGAACATCAACACGCTATTCTGCTTTGAAGATGGCAACTGCTTTGTAAAACATGGTGATGCAGCAAGTCACGCAAAGACAACAGGTGCAACTTACAAGCAAGTTAGCAAACCGAAAGAGGGTGAAGAACAAATCGAAACTAAACCAACTAAAAAATCAAATAAATAACAATGGCAACTATTAACTCACCATTCGGCACAGCAGGTATTATTACCATTGCGGCCACAGGAACAACTGCCGCAACTATAAGCAATCAAGTTACTTATGTTGCCGCTAAAACTACATTAACAGGCAATGCAACTTTGAACCTAACATTGTCAAGTGAACTAAAACCAGGTGCAATGCTTCATTTAGAAGTAGCAACAACCGCAACTGAAACATTTACCTTTGGAACAGGCATTGATGGGCCAGTAGTTACAGGTGTAGCAGGTAAAACATGGTGTCAATCATTTTGGTATGATGGAACTATCTTTTTACCATGTGGAGCAAAAATTCAAATTGATTAATAACTAAAAAACAACTAAAATAAAATGGCACTAATAAAAGAAATTTGGGTACAAGATGTTCAAGAAGCATTGAACAGAAATGCGGACTTTTTACCGTATTCAGTTGACCACTCTGCGTATATCGCATTCGGAATTGTACACGTTCCTCAATCTGGAGCAAACCCTACAGTATTAAAAAACCCTGCAACGTTCCCGCTTACAATTAGCGAAAGAACCGATACAGACCGCACTTATTCACTTAATCAATTCGCTTTAGAGCCGACATTGATTACTAACTTGGATGAGTTACAAATCAGCTATGATAAGCGTCAAAGCGTACTTGGTCAACAAATCAGCACACTTACACAAAGAATTGGTGATGAGGTTGCTATCAGTTGGTCCGCCACAGGTGCTGCTAACATCGTAGGCACTTCGGGTTCAACTGCTGCAACTGCTTTAGCACCAGGCGCAACAGGAACACGTAAGCAGGTAGCACTTGCCGACATCGCAGCATTGGCTTCTAAACTTGATAAGGACAATGTACCACGTGGTAACAGAAAGTTGTTAATGTCAACTGATATGTTTTGGGAGTTGTTCCAAATCAGTGATGTTATCCGTGCTTCTTACAATGGCTTCCAAAATCAAGGCAATGTGTTACAAACAGGTACTATCGCTCAATTGTATGGATTTGATATTATGATGCGCCCAGTGGTGTCTGTTTACGCAAACAGCACAACTTCACCAAAGGCATTCGGTGCTGCAACTGCAACCTCTGATAACTTGGCTTGCATCGCATTCCATTCAACAACTGTTGCTCGCGCACTTGGAAGCATGAACCCATTGTACGATAGTGGCTCAAACGGTAACGGTAAGCCAGAGTATTTGGGTTCAATCTTCAACATGGAAGTAATGTTAGGTTCTGCTATCTTAAGAGCCGACATGAAAGGTGTTGCTGCTCTTGTTCAAACTTGGGTATCTTAATAAAATCAATCGTTTAACTAAAAAGCCCTGCTCAACAAATGGGTGGGGCTTTTTTAATACCAAATAATAATGGCATTACCAAATATAAATTTCGTAAAATCAACAAGCGGTTTAGGCCGAGCGTTACCCGGCACTGATTACGTGAGCGGGATGCTTCATTACTACGCTTCGGGTGCAACACTACCAACAGGGTTCACAGCAAATGACAGAGTAAAAAAGATTTTTTCCGTAGCCGATGCCGAGAATTTAGGCATCACAGGCGACCATTTGGGCGAAACCAAAGCCGTTGCAAAGGCGGTTATCGGTGGAACACCCGCAGCAGGCAACACCGTTGCAATTACTTACACAGGCATTTTAGGAATTGAAACTGTATTAGCAACTTATACATTAACAACTGCCGATGCAGTAAGTGCGACAACAGCAGCAACAGCATTAAGGGCGGCAATCAATGCAGGAACACAAACACATGGTTTCATTGCATCGGGTTCAACTACCGATTTATTAATTGCAACCAAAGCAGGTGAGGGTATTTTCCCAAACAGTGGCACTCCTTACGCATCAACTGTAACAGGTGGTGGTGTTACAACTACATGGACACAGCCAACAGGCAGCGGTTCAACTGTGTTAGGTATTGCATCGTGGATTGACACGCTTTACTACCACATTAGCGAGTATTTTAGAATACAGCCAAAAGGTGAGTTATACGTTGGTTTATACGTAGAGGAAGCTACATACACCTTTGCTGCAATAACATCAATGCAGAATTACGCAAGTGGCTCAATTAAGCAGATTTCAGTGTTTGAGAAAAACGTTGCATTTAGCACCGCTCAACTATCAGCATTACAAGCAATAGCCAACGCTAACGAAGCCGTGTATAAGCCGTTGCAAATCATGTTGAATGCTGAAATCAGCGCAACAGCAAGCGTAGCAACATTGGTTGACCTATCTACCTCAACTGCTCCGAATGTATCGGTATGTATTGCACAGGATGGCGCAAATAACGGATATTACATCTACAAAGCAACTAACAAATCAGTGGGTGCTATCGGTGCGATGTTAGGTGCTGTATCATTAGCAGTTGTTAGCGAGTCAATTGCATGGGTGAGCAAGTTTAACATGGCTTTGGGTGCAGAATTAGACACGATTGCATTCAGCAACGGTGAAGTTTACACCGCCCTTGCAGATAGCCAATTTGAAAGTTTAAACAACTACTCTTATGTGTTCTTGCGCAAGCTAACAGGCATCACAGGCAGTTATTGGAGCGATAGCAAAACAACTGTAACACCTACAAGTGACTATGCAACTATTGAGAATAACCGTGTTTACCAAAAGATTACACGCGTAGTTCGTGCCAATATGCTACCTGCTTTAAGTTCACCATTGAAAGTGAATGCAGACGGCACGTTGACCGCAGCTACAATAGGGTACTTTGAAACATTGGCGAATAACCCATTGGTACAAATGGAAGCCGATGGCGAGTTATCAGCGCATAAAGTTATCATCAATCCTGCGCAGGATGTACTTGCAACAAGCACATTGGAGTTAACATTGCAGAATGTACCATTGGGAGTTGCAAGAATTATTAAAATTAATGTTGGATTTGTAAAATCAGTATAAAAACATGGCACAAAATGGACTTCCGTTAATTAACGGCAAAGCGTATGAGTTTGCAGACATTACTTGCATCATACTTGGAACACCAATCATAGGTGTTACCGCAATCGAATACGGTGAAGAAGATGCTACCGAGAATATCTATGCAACAGGTCGTTATCCTGTATCGCGTGGTTACGGTCAAATTACACCGAGCGCAAAGGTTACAATATTGATGAATGAGGTAATGAACATTGTATCAGCGGCACCAAATGGCCGCATACAAGACATTCCCGAATTTGACATCATTGTTACCTTTACCGATGTTAACTTGTTGCCAGTGGTTCATAAGATCCGCAATTGCAGATTTATGAAAAACATGATTGCTTCGGCAACAGGTGACACTTCAATACCAATGGAATTAGATTTAATTGTTTCACATATCGAATTTGTTTAGTAAATTTGCGCAAACCAAATCAAAAAACAAATGACTAACATTGAAGAATTAAAATCAAAGTTCCCGGGTGTTGAAATCTACACCTTAACCGTAAACAACAGGCAAGGCGCACCCATCACGGTTTACTTACGTGAAATGGATAGGATTGCTTATAAGACCGTAAGCGGTTTAATTGCGAAAGATGAATTGATGGGCGTGGAGTCGTTTTTAAGAACACTTTGCGTTGAGGGCGATGTTAACGCTATCATCAATGACTTTAAAGCGTTACGCAGCGCAGCAATGACTATCTTACCCATGTTGACATCGGAAGCGGGTGAATTAAAAAAAAATTAGACACCGCAAAAAAGTTATTGGAAACGGATGAGTTTGCGCGTCAAAATGCACTCATCCGTTTTTATTTAAAAGTCGACCCCGACACGTTAACGGATGATGAATGGGCAATGCGTTTTGAGGAAATTATCTTTGTATTAAAGTTTAATGGTACAATTCAAGAAAAGAAATGAGCAACAATAGTGTTGAATACATATTAAGTTTAAAGGATAAGTTTAGCAGTGGCATTAAGAGTGCGACTACTAACACTGAAAAGTTAAACAAAGCAGTTAATGTAACACAGAAATCATTAAGCAATTTAGGTGGTGCTTTAGGTATTGGTTTAGGTGCTGCGGGTGTTGTATCATTTGGCAAAGCAGTTGTTGATAGTTTAGTAAATTATGAATACTTTAGTACATCGTTAAGAACATTGATGAAAGGCAATGCGCAAGCGGCAAAGGCCTTGGAAAATCAATTAGTAGAAACAGCCAAAACAACACCGTTTAGTTTAGTTGAGGTACAAGATGCCACAAAGCAATTGTTAGCTTATGGATTTAGCGCGGGAAGTGTTGTTAAGAACATACGCATGCTGGGTGATGTGGCAAGTGCGTTAAAGATACCATTTGCCGATATTGCATACTTGTATGGAACGCTTAAAACACAAGGGCGAGCGTTTTCAAAAGATATTTATCAGTTTACAGGGCGTGGTATTCCTATCGTTAAAGAATTGGCTAAACAATTCAATGTTACCGATGGCGAGGTGATGAAACTTGTTGAAGATGGCAAGGTTGGATTTAAAGAA